GCGAGCGTACCCGTGCCCCAGACCATGTCGTTGTAAATGCCAGTGAAGTCCGAGCCGAACTCAATGACGTTCTTCGATCCAGCCATGTTGTGATTCCTCCCAAGGATTTCTTCCCACAGTTTCGGCTGTGGGAACTTGGACTAAGAGGTCGGAAGGGTTGCGTCCGAGAGGATGCCGTAGAGCCAGTTCCCAGCCGAGCGTTCGCCAAGGGCGTACTCGTCATAGAGGAACAGTTCGTCTGCACCACCACCGGTCTGAGGGCGGCGACGCTTCTCAGTGCGGGGGCTGTGGCCCTGCACCATCACGATGGCTTCCTGAGAATGGACAGCGCCACGAGCGTCATCGTTCCCATCAATCGTGATATTGCCATCCTCATAGATCTCAGCGCCAGCAACCGTGCCACTGAAGCCCATGCGGTAGACGTTCTCAGTGAGTCCGCCTTCGGTCGGGTAGGTGTCCACGCCAGCCACGATTTCGTCCTGAAGGTCTTTGATCTGGTAGCCGTGAAGGACTGCCACGATCTTGCCGCGAGAAGGTTCGGTGGCGTTGCTGGTGATGCGGTTCTTTGCCGCCATGATGTGCCCACTGGTCAGCGTGTTACCAGCGCCAGCGAGAGTGGTGGTCGCACCGGCAAAGGTGGCAAGGTAGTCCTCGTCCTTTTTCCGGTCGATGGCGTTCTGGGCAAGCGAACCCATCTTCGCGATGACACCCTTAGGCATGCGGCGGTACACGCGGTCAGTGATGACCATCTGAATACCGCTCACCGTGGGGGTGATGCTGAAGAGCGAGTCGCTGATCGTCTGAGCGTTGTCGAGTTCGGTCGTCTCAGTGACAGCCTGAGCAGTCAACTGAGCGAGCGAGATCTCTTCCCAACTCAGGCCCGTGTTGTCATCCAGCCGCTGCATATCAACGCAGTTGCGGAACACGCCGTTGTACTCGCGGACGATGCGAGCGGAGTCGATGATAAGCTGGGCGCTGTCGCCCAGAGAACCGGTAGTGGTAGCGTTAACCACGGATAAGCTCCCTTCTTAGAAAGGCGGGTTAATCCCGTATACCGACTTGTACGCCTTGCGGCGTTCAGCAAGTGGCACGTTGGGATTACCAATGATTGATGCAAGGTCAGGTGGCGTTCCGCCAGCCTCACCCGCTGCGGTCGGTCGGCCAGCAGCCTTGCGCTGTGCATCAGCATCCTTCAGCGCCTGAGTCTTGTTGGCCGATGTGCTTTTAGTTTTCAGTTCTTCTTCAATCTCTTTGCGAAGCTTGGGTTCAAGCGCCGCGCGAGCCGCTTCCTCAAGCGCCATGAACTGTGCTTTCACAGCCTCGTTGGGAATCCAATCACGGAATGCCCGTTCGAGACGCTCAGCAGTAGCTCGCGACGGCTTGAAGTCGCCGTAGTTCTCAGCAAGGAACTGGTTGAATGCAGACGACCAGCCATCGGCTTGGTCTTGGAATACTCCCGCTTCCATTTGCAATGCAATCTGCTGCACTGCGCGTGGATCAAAGCGGAAGTCTTTCCCCTGCTCGCCCTGTTCGTATGCCCACTTCGCGATATTGGCAAAGGCTTGAGCGGTTTGGCCAGTACGAAGCTGCTCATTCTGAAGGCGGCGTTGCACCGCAGCCTGTTCACGAGCAGTGTTCTCAATCTGTTCCCGCTGTTCCTTGTCCCATTTCTCGCGTTCTTCCTTAAGCTTTGCCTCGAATTGCTCCGGGGTCAGAGCCTCAGGCTGCGGCTTGTCTTCCGTATCTGGCGTCCCAAGAGCTTCCGTATCCGGTGCGGCATCAGCGGTGTCGGTATCAAATGCAGTTGCAATTGCATTCGATACTTCCGTATCCGGTGACGATACAGCGGTGTCTTGCTCAATGACGGCAGTGTCTGACTCTGCCAATGGTCATCCTCCAAGAACTACTTATGAGAGAAGTGTAGCACTTTGTGCTACTCCCACCCATTCTGCAATGCTAACTGTTGCAAGTAAAGCATCATCTGATCAGTCGGGTCATAGTACCCCCAGCGCCAAGCGATGTAGAGATTCTTATAGTTGCCATCTACTCCCCACTTAAGAAGGTTCTGCGTGTAAAGAGATGACATCAATCGAGATGCTGGTTCATCACCAACAGTCTTAGCTACTAAATCGTCGGCAATACCTTGCCCAACAAGGCTTGGGTTAATTGTCTTGCGAACCTCTTCTTCTCTGGCAATCTTCCAGTCAACGTAGTAGTTATACTTTTTCAACTCAGGAATCAAGTCCTGAATTTCATTCCACGTTTCTTTCTTGATATCGAAGAAGCCAGCTTTGTCGAGGCGCTGAGCATCGCGCTGGTTTAGTTCAACAAGTTTTGAGTCGTACTTCTTAATTGCCTTATCAAAGTACTCATTAATGTACTTTGCCTTCTCTGGATTATCTGCCATCCACTGGTCAATCTTGTCGTACTTCTCTTCCGAACTCTTGCTTTCTTTCTGATACTTATCGCGAATGTCAAAGTACTCTTTAACAGCAAGGGCCATCTTGTCTTTGCTTTCTGGGCCAGTGTATGGCTGGAGCATATCTTTGATGTCGTACTTAAGAGCAAGTTCATCGCGAGCATCTTTTGTGGCAATACGCCATGCGCGAGCAACATCTGCCTTAGGGTAGGTGCTCCCCGGAAGCGCGTACCTAGCGTCTATCTCTTTCTGCTTTTCGTTGTAGTCAGACTTGAACTTATCTGAGATAGCACGAGCTTCTTTAACTTCACGCGGGACATCCTGAAGGCGACCGAACTTATCAATGATGATTGACCTGTTGACAAGGTCTGCGTCGCTAAGGCGCTTAACCTTTGTCCCATCAAAGTTAACAAGGCCAAGCTTTTCAATCTTCTGATTGAGAGCTTCCTTCTCAGTTACAGGGCTTCCCTTAAACCCAAGCAAGCCAGTCACTGTATTGGTAATGATGGCTTCCTTGGACTTACCCTTTCGGTAGTCTTCAAAGGCAGTCTCTGCGCTGATTGGCATGATGCGCTCAAGCCAAGAGACGGCGCTATTTGGGTCTTCTCCAGAGAATGTTTGTCCGCTAAGGAACTCGACTGCTGCTTTAACAGGGATGCTCCCCTTGGTGTTGAGAAGGTAGCCAGTAAACTTGAGCATTGCGATGGGGTCTCTATCCACTACCGTTTGGTATGTGGAATCAGAAAGAACGAACATCAACTTGACTAGTGAGTCGTACTGGCCAAAGTACTTGATGTCTTCTCCATTGATACGGATGGTCATAAAATTTGGGTTCATGGCAATCTCGCCACGCTCCCACGCATCGCGGTCAAGAGGGTCAAGCACTTCAGACAACGGTCGCCCCTGCACTATGGCGGCAGTCATAACCCCACTGAATCCAAGGCCGATGTAGTTCTTGAAGTACTGGCGAGCAAGTTGCCCTTCAAGGCTTCCTCTTTTAAATGCAGTAAATACGTTGTCAATCTGTGAACGAAGGAATCCGGGGGCAAAGAACGCTAGATACTCAAGGTCGCTTGGTTGCCTAAGGCTGATGCCACTAATGGAATCAATCCTTCTGCCAATCTGCTCAAGTTCGCTCTCATTCACATACCCATTGCGCTTAGCCATAGCAACGGCTGACTCGAATGCGTCGTTACGCATCCTGTTTCCGAAGCGAGAGAAGAAGTTACCGAACTGCTTTAGGACAGGAATCTTGCTCAGTTTCGAGGAGACAAACTCATTCCCCTCTGGCCCAACAAAACTAACGTATCGAGCATTGCCAGCTTTTGAAGCTTCCCACCGGTAGTAAGGCTCGTCCGCAAACGCATCGCGAATTCCAAGCGCAATGTTCTTGGCATACTTTGTTGGGTTGCTAACACCAAGCATAAAGCTCTGCATACCGACGACTGAAACGTCCAACTGAGACTTGAGAGGAGTAAGGAATCTAGCAGCCGCAGACAACGGGGGGACAGAGAACCGATAATTGCGAAGTTCGTTTTCCCACGGAAGTTTATAAAGAAGCCCACCGCCATAGAAACGCTCAAGCCTTGTAGCATCATCTGCAAAGAAATCAACATTACGCATTCCGGGAGCAACTTCACCAGAAACAAACCTACGGTCACTGCCAACAGACTTAGCATTAATAGCTTCTTGCCGGTATTCAGCGCCAAGCGTTTTAAGTTCTTCCTTTACCTTGGCAATAGAATCTCTCACTGACTGAGGAGTCATACCAAAGTTCTTGCCTTCCTTACCCACAGCGTTCGCGCCAATCTTGACATCCTTCAGTGCATTCTGAAGAGCATCAAAGTCAGGTTCCTCTGAGGCTAGGAAGGCAGCGACTGCCTCCTGAGTCTTGTCGTCGAGAACACCCTTAACGCTAGAAAGCTCTGTGAGAAGCTTCTTCATCTTGGTGAATCGAGCGACAACCTCTGGATTCATTCTGAGTTCTTTTGTGCTACCAATCCCAGCCTTAAGAAGAACGTCCTTAACGTGGGCATCGGCTGCTTGCTGAAGACCCTTCCTAAAGTTCTGCATGAACGCAGTCTCTGCATCCGCGTAGACAACTCCTTGATGCACAGCATCGGCAATGTCTTCCCAGATTCGAGGCTCACGGGCGCTTGCTGAAACAGCATACTCATCAGTCTTTGCACCTTTAGCCATTGCCTCAAGTTGCCTGTTGAGAGACGGCTTTAGGGCAACGCGATGCTGGTAGATCTGGTCTTCGCTTGATATTCCCTTGCTAATGACAATGCCAAACCTGCGCCTCTCAGCATCAAGCGCAAGTTGGATACGCTGGAGACGGCGCACTGCTCGCCTCTGAACTTCATCAAGGGCGTATTCAGTTGGGCGTTCGATAACCCTAGTTTGCAAAGCGCGGTTGTAACGGTTTGGCCTATCAGAATAGAAGAGCGCCTCGTCTCCAACAGCTTTGGCTTTTTGAAGATTAAGCTCAAGCTCCTTAGCGGACGGACGAACATTCTTCATATAGATATTTCCGTCTTCGCCTTTAAATGTTTCCCCAAGACGCTTGAACTGGACTTTAACTTCACCAGCAAACGCATTAGAAACACTTTTGACCTGACGCTTGAGGTCGTTGGCAAGGCCAAGAATAGCTTTTATTCCGGGGTTCTCTCCGAGTTGCTCAATAGGTTTTGCCCGAAGAATCCTACCGACACGAGTACCTTGCTCAACAACATTGCTTGGAGTGATATCAACAAAGCCCGGAGTAAGACTGCGTGCAGTAGAAGCAGCGCCGCTCTGGGTACGTACTCCACCGGTAGTAGCAGGGGTTGGCTGAATGATTTCTTCACCCGCTGCTGAAACAGTTGCGGCAACAGGGCTAGGGTTAGGGGCGGCTTCAAACAATGAAGTTCTTGGAACCCTAACAACATTGTTTACTTTCAGACCTGATTCACCGGGATTTGTAACTCTAACTGCTACAGTCAACCCATCTTCGGCTACAGACTTAACAACTCCAAACGCGCCCTTAGATGCGCCATCGCCAATAGCAACTCCTTGGTTAACGACTGGTCTAGTCACGGGGAGAAGAACGTCTACTACTCCCGTTGCTGCATCACTACCGGAAGATATCGAGGTAATCTTATTACCAAGATGCCACGTAGCCCCGTCATCCCATACCTCTAGTGGGTATGTTCCAACTTGTGGACTATTTAAGAAATCACCACTTTTAAGAGCACTAGATATGTCTTCTGTGGTATCAGGCATTTCCTTTAGGTAAACAGTTCTTTGGCTTTGAGGCTTAATGCCTTCATCGCCGGGATGCTCAACGCGAGAAGCTTTGTTTCTAATAGTTGTCCCATCAGGAAGAACTTCGTAAGTAGATCCCTTAGCTGTAGTAAACGTCTGGTTCGTAACAGTAGGTGGAGCGACTTCTGATACGTCAGAAATTGTTCCAGCATTTACTCTTCGGGGGATACTCAACCCTCCGACTTCAGAGATGTCCCTAGTAATAGCGCCTTCGCCAGCAGGAATGCCACGCATCCTTGTTGCGTAACGAGCGTCAGCCACGCTTTGCGCTGCCTCAGTAGCTAGCCCACCAGCCTTGTACCCTGTAAACCCACCGGCAAGAGCGGCAGCGGTTTGAGCGCCTCCGATAATAAGAGGGTTGTCTGTGTAGTGCCCAGCGATGTCTCCAGCGTATCTACTGCCAAGATCAGCACTGTAGTTACCGGCAACAATCCCCGGTAGGGCTGCGGGGTTACCGGAAATCAAGCCCTCAAGAATGACTGAGGGGATAATATTGGTTGCCGCCGCTAGGGGGCGTGGCCACTTATCAGGATCAATCTTGTAGCCCAACCGGCCACTGGCATCCCTGATGATCTCATTACCACTAATGATGTCATTTATCGGAGTGCCACTCGAAATGAGCTTCAGATCGCCGTACTTATCTTCATAGATAACAGGAGGCGGCATGTTGGCATCAGAGCCAATGCCAGTCCCGCCACCGCCGAGATAACTTAGGGCGGAAGGCTTCTCCATCACATCTTTAGAATTGAAATCAGAGACAGCCTTTTCAAGCAGTAGCATTTCGTTTATGAGGTTCTGTGCAGAAGTTTCCTGATCACGAACGTCTTGAAGCTTTGCCTGAGTGCTACTAAGCTCTGCTGCCTTAACTCCCTTGTTATATATCTCTTGGTCTTTTGGGGAGAAATCAGTTCTTACAGCAGGAAGCCCAAGTTGGCGATCTCGATAGCCAGCGTTCTGAAGCCACATCTCTTTGAACTTATCTTGGGTGCTTACCCCATCGGGGTATTCAAACCTCTTTGTGTTTGGATTCCAAACTGTATCCCTTGGGTTATTCGGCGAAACCCACTTACCAGTCTTGGAGTCATATACAAGACCATTGGGGTCAACAACTATACCCCCGGCAGGGGTCTTGATAATAATGTTGTTTCCTTCCCAGTGGGCGACATCATCCTTCGCTGCGTTTGGAACATCAGGCGAAACACTTGGGTCGGGGAGAGTTGATGCGTAGAGGTTCTGCTGCTGCCGGGCAGTAGCAATGCGCTGCTCTTCAAGTTGGCGCTGCTGTTCCGCTGCCAACTGGTCGGCCTGACGCTGTGCATCAATCTGTTGCCTACGCAGATTGTCCTGCTCTTCAGCTTGAAGACGGCGCTGCTCTTCTTCAAACGCTAACTGAGGGTCTGGCAACTGTGGTTCAATAGGCGCTGGTTCAGCGAGGCCGGGGTCAAAGTTCTCCGGGGTTTGCTGCCAATCAGGGAGCCAGTTCGGTTGATTCGGGCTTAGCCACACATTGTCTGGGTTGTATCCGGGGTCGAACCACTGCTGTGGAGTAAGGGAAGGCTGGAGGGGCTGAACGCCAGCACCGGCCCCGGCGCTAACAACACCAAACTCTGTATCGTCAAGCCTAACCATTGGCTACCACCCTACCTGATTCTGGCCACCTGACACACCGCCAAGACGGTTGATGTTTGCTGAAGCAAGAACGCTCTGCATAGGAATACCCTTACTAATCTGAAGACCCTTGAGATAAAGGTCTCGAAGAATTGGGTCTTGCTTCCAGAACTCAACGTTCATAAAGTACGTTGGGTCATTCATCCACGGATACTGAGCGCGAAGGCGGGTAAGCTCCGGGTCTTCCGCAGTTCCACTTTGCTGATTGCGGTTACCGCGAGCGCGAGCTTCTTCAGCAGAAGAGTACGTTCCAGCCTTTTCATCAACTGTTCCGTCACCAATCTTGTACGGGTCAGGGGTTGATGCCGTGTCAGTACCATAGGCGTACATGGGAACCATGTCCTTCATTGGTTTAACCATGAAGGGAGCGCCTGTGGGGTTATAGATGATCTCAGGGTTAGGCCCACCATCACGCTGAGGGTCTCCCACAATCGCCATCTTGGCGGTGCTTAAACCACCGTATGCCTTAGCAGGAATCTTTGGATTGATAGGCTTGTACGTCCAACTCGAATTCTGTGCTTTCTGCTTGGCAACATAGTCCTTCCAAGTAGCACTGTTCTCAAAGTTTTGGTAGAGCCACTCAGTGTAGTCAGACATTGTTGGGGGACGCATGGTGTTGTCGAGGTTCTTTGCTCGCTGCTCCGCTAGCCACTGCTGGTAGAGCTTTTCTGATTCAGAGTTGAGCGCGAGTTGCGTAGCGTTAGGGAGGCCGTTTCCGCCACCGTATACGTCGCCATATCCGGGCACTGAACCACCCATGGTTGCAGCATTGAAGATGGTGGTTGCCTGACGCTTAGCAAGGTCATCGCGCAACTTCTGAGCATTGAACGCATCAAGTTGCTCAGGAGACATCCGCATCAGTTGGTTACGCAGTTTGTCGTCTGCCGCAATAAACTGGCTGAGATAGTCCACAGTCCCTTTGTGGACTACACCATTCATATCCGTATATGAGCCAAGACTCCCACTAACGTCGCCAAACTTTGGAGTAACCTTGCTCTTGTAGTAGTTGTACAAGTCAAGCCTGTACTTCGAGTCAGCCGTATCATTGGCGATTCCGGCCTGAATACGACGGAGCATCTGGACTGGAATCTCACCAATCGAAGTGTACTTATCTGGCCCCATGTTCATAAAGTTTGCACGGCGCAGAAGGGCAGCGTCGTACTGTTCCTGCTGTGTGGGGGCGACCCAGTCAGCAGGGCGCTGCTGCATCTGACCAGAACCGCTTGGAGCATTACTAGCCACAGCAAGGGGATTCAGCCCACCAGTTCTGATAACGGGTGAAGCCATCATCGGCTTATCCTGCATCGTCTGGTCGCCCTGCATCATAGATTCACCAATGATTGCTGGCTGCGTTCCATACGCATAAGCAGGTATGTTCCCGCCGCCCATACCACCAAGCGGGTTGGTAGCGCCGCTGATATCAACAGGCTTTCCACCCATCCTATTGAGTTTGCCAATCTCAGTAAGGATGTCCTGTGCTGGCTTCAAGGAGCGAGCAGTGATAGCTGTATTGCCAGAGTTGATAGCGTTCGCAAGCGAAGAGCCGCCACCGTAAGAACTGAGGAAGTTGCTATACCCAGTAGGGTCATACGCCATAAGCGCCTCGGCATAAGCTTTGGCGGCGTTAACCTTTGCATTGATAAGTGCGACTTCATCCTGTGAACTCATTGGCCCACCGCCCCCACCTCCTCCACCACCACCGCTACCGGCAAGTAGTTGGTTGGAGTAAGGAACTACAACCTGAGATGCGCTGGCAATTCCACCACCAGTAGCCGGTGAAACATCTTTCACATCAAGGTTATAGAGAAAGTCACCAAGCGTTTCATCCGCCTTCTTTGCGTAGACGCGACGAATACCATTCTCAGTAACAGTGACAGTCCCATAAGGTGCTTTACTGGGTTCGATTGGCGCTCCCTGAGGCGTAGTCCTCTGGCCTCCAACGTAGTAATCCTCACCAATCTTGACGACTCCACCAGTCTGAGCGTTACCCAAAGCAAGCCCAGTCTTATCATCAAGACCATCTTGGTTCTTATCGCGACTCTCAGAGATGATGGTAATTCCGCCATTAGGCGAACGCTGGTACGTCGTGCCAACACCAAGAGAGGCAAGTACAGGATCATTTGCAGCATCAGCAGCAGTAACAACAGACTGGGTATAGGTTGGCTCTGCTCCACCTCCACCGTTAGTGTCAGGTATCTTCGTCGCAACGAATACGCCATTTATTCGGTAACCTTCAGTTCCCGGAGGGTAGCCTTGCAGTAGCGCCGGGTCTTGGCTTGGGTCAACACCCATTTGCCCAGCTTTCCAATACTCACGAGCTTGGTTTGGGTTGCGAAATGAGTAGCCGTAATCCCCACCCCGCGCATAAACAGCGTAGAGTTCATAACTTGGGTCACTGGGTGGAATTACCTCGCCATTAGGCCCATACACTGGTGGCTTGGTGCTAGTCTGGCCGGGAAATTCTACAACCATTACCGCACCTCCCCAATCGTGCGCTTGTACCTACTGATTTCTTTTGCGCCGCCCTCAACAAACGGCAACGCAAGAATCCACAGGGGATCCTTGGCAATCATCGACTCAAACCACACGCGGTGCTGTTCAGCATTCGGTTCATGCATTCCTGCTGGCACACCATCTTCCGCCTGTTCGTTGAGTTTCTCTTCGTACAGTTTAGCTTGTTCCATAACCATTTCTTCAACAGACTTCATCAGGTCGTTGTTCATCCCATCATCCCCGGAAGTGGAAGTGCAGTAGACGGGCCAGCAAGCCCCGGCATCGGAGGCATAGTTGAGGGTGCCCCGCCAATACCTGCTGCCATGCCAGCAAGCGGGGAGCCAACCGGCCCAACGCCCGGAACCATTGAAGGAGTGCCCATTGGCTGAATGGGATTTTCCTGTGGAAGCGGAATTCCGTTAGCCGCAAGAACGTCAGCGGGAGAAGCAGTCCCGCCGCCCGGTGCAACAAACTCTCCGTTCGGGCCAAGAACAAACTTGGTGCCAAAGATTTTCCCGACCAACTGCTTCGAGAACTGCGGAAGAACTTGGTCAAACCAGATGCGGTCGGCGATGCGTTTGGCAATAACATCATCCGGGTTCACCTTGCCTTCGTACTCTTCTACGAACTCGGCCATTGAGAGCATGACCTTCGGGTCATTGAGCATCTGCATTCCGTGCTGAACCAGCGTGATGCGCTCTGCCGAAGACTCAGTCTTAATGTCCACAGAAACATCGAGAGACGTAATCTCATCAGGAGAAATCGAGACAATGTTCTTGGTATCAAGCGTCCCATTCTGAGTGCGGCTAAACACCACAACCGGTTCGCCAAAACCGCCAGCCTCAGCAGGAAGGGACATGACCTGCGCCATATTCCGTGCCGCCGTGTTGATAGCCTTAGCCTGTGAAAGAACCAGAGCCTTCGGCTCGACCGATTCCTGAGACTGCTGAAGCCGAACTGTCCAAGGCTGAGTAGATGCAGAGATTTCCGCAGTACCAGCGGACGGAATAGCAGCTTCCATTTCCTGTCGGATGTGGGTAACGGACTGGATGAATGCCGGGTTCAACTCGAACCGAACCGGCACCAACTCGTACCCTTCCGGAGCCATCTCGGCCTGAGCGGAGTTGCGCTGGAAGGTAACTACCTTCTGCTCGCCTTCCTCCATCATTGGCTCGCCGGTGCCAACCTTGCGCCAGTAGTAATACGGCAGGGCGATCTGCTCAGCGATGATGAAGAGCAGCGCCATCATGCGGTCGTAATCAGCCTTGAGACGGAACACGCCCTCAAGCACCGGGGTGAACCGCCGCTCAGGGTCAGGGTCATTCACTTCCACAGCGGGACAGAGGGCAAAGGGCGGCTGGCCATATGGGTGCTTGAACGCTTTAACCAAACGCAGCGAGCGCCAGTTGTCTCCGAACTGGTGGTTGTTGTAATCGCACAGTTCGTAGAACTCATCACGAGTCCAGACCTCTACAACCTGAACCGTGTTCTTGTAGTCCATGCCACTTGGGCTATTAATCTCAGGAGCATCTACCTCGCCATACACAGGAATGGCAGAGTTAACTTCATTAACTGAGATGGACTGATACGTTCCGTTCTCTTTGCGCCGCTTTATTTCAGACTGAAGTTGCTCAATGTAACTAAGACGAGGAACGATGCGACGAAGAACAACAATCGCCGCACCGTTCGCGAGCGACTTGTCTTCCACGATTGCAACTGAGTTTGCAGGAGGAACTTCGATATACCAAGGAAAACCAGCGCGAGCAACATCAAGTTGACGGCGCATCTGGAGAGACTCATCCGTTTCCTTGTAACCGCCATCATCCTTCTGCTCATATCCAATTCCATCAGCAGAACCCGTCCCCATGCACTCAGGGCATTTCTTGCCATTCTTCTTCCCCTTGCCGTTGCACATCTCGCATTCTTCAATCTCGTTCGTCTCGTGGTAGTCCGGCACCTCAGGCCAGATGTGGTCGGCCATACGCCAGTGCAACCAAGCAAGCCCATCAATAATCTGGCCATCTGCCAGATAGCCCTGAATCGACATCCGCTCCCGCTCCTCCACAAAGGAGAAGCCAGAGTTGAAGATTTCTTCTAAGTTGTTGGCGTTTGCTCTCTGGGTTGCGGTGTCCTTCATAGGCTGCACGCGCACCATGAAGTGATTCTCAGCAAGACGAGGCTTCAGGCGAGCGTGGAAACGGCGCGGGATGTCTGTCTGGTAGCGGATTGCATCACGCCACTGCTCGTTTCCCTTGAGCGGGTCTTCGCTCTCATCGTGGAAGAAGTGCGCTCGTCGTCGAGCCACCTTCTCGCGGAACTTCGACCACCGAGTCTCTACGTCTTCTACAAGAGACTGGAGCTGCTCTTCGGTGAACTTCCCTACTTCGACCATGTCATACCTACCTTTGAACCCTTGCCTCGCCTAGTGAACGCTTGCACTGCCCATCCTAAGGCATACCGCCTAGCATCCATAGCGTCAGCATGGTGGTCGTTCGGAGTACTCGTAGCGTATCTTTCCCCACTCTCGCCATCCCTTCGTTTAGCCCACTTGTAGTTCACGAACTCGCGGATACTATTACCGCAGTCCGGGTCAATGCTCAGGCGTCCTGATTCTAGTAGCCAGTTCACTGTTTCGAGTCCATCATCCTTAGAGCCAAGCCAACGCTCGGCAGGGAATCCTGCCCGAAGCAAACTGTTTGTAATTACTTTACCACCCGTCTCACCAACCAGCACCCGCGTAATAGGGGCAACCTTATGAAGTTCCCCAAGATAAGAAATGATTGCCTCAATCGAAACATCGTTCTTCCGGTAGAACTCACCGAACTGGTGGAAGTTCAAGCCGGAGTTCATCTTCTTCCCGTCGCCTTCATTCCACACACCGATAGGTACAATAGCCGTAGGGTCTCCACCGCCGGGGTCGATGCCGACGATCCGCGCCTTGCAGTCTTTCCAACCCACAGGCGCTTGCTTCACATGACGCAACTTGTCGAACTGTGGATGTACCAGATCCGTATCGGCGGCCTCAAAGTCTGCAAGGTACTCCTGTGCAAACGCTGAGTCGCTCATGTTCCTACGAGCTTCTTCAATCTCGTCTGGGTCAATCGTGGGGTTCGAGAGCGTAGGCATCTTCCACGCCATCCAATCTCCCTCGCCGCCCTTCAGGTACAACTCCTCAAACGTCCCGCCTCTCCGTGGAGTGGAGATGAACCACGCCTTTCCCTTCCGGTCTGTCAGCGTCGGGCGTACTGACTTCTCCCACACTTCCTTCAGGCCGGGGATTAGCGCCGCCTCGTCGATAATCACAAGGTCGTAGGCGCGGCCTCGGATAGAGTTGGCCGCGTCAGCGCCAGACCACATGTCAATTGTTCCGCCGTTCGGAAGCTCAAGCCGGTGTTCGTTCGCAAACTTCTTTGCCATCGGCAAGTAGCCAACCATGTCCCGGTAAACCTGTGACAGCATCTTGTAGGTCGGGCACATGTACGCAACGTGCTTCCCAGCTAGCGCCCCCTCCGCCAACTGGCGCATCGCCAGCACCGTCTTGCCGAAGCGCCGTCCACAGTTCAGTACGTTAAATCTGCGCTGGGTCTCCAGCACCATCTGCTGCGCTGGATGCGGTTCAGGGAAACCTAGATCTTCTAGGCTAGTCTGAATCTGCTTGGAGGCTTGTCTTTGTTCCCCCCACGCGAGCGACCATGAGACGGAAGGCAGTGTCGCGGAGGATCTTCCGGGCGATATCGGCTCTGTGGTCGTCACCGTGAATCTCGCCCTTCATCACAGAAATCATCACATCCGCTGCATGATCCATCAGCAAACCAATCTTCGGTTCCAGACCAGTCATCAGGTCGTGTCGAAGACGCATCACCATCTCGCTGAAGTGCGGTTCCACGTTCCACCGCTCCATCGTCCTGATGGATATCCCCACTTCGTCCGCTATCTTCTTCAGCGAGTAACCGGCAGCACGAAGTTGCGCCGCATTCAACTGAGCGTCCGTAGGTTCCCATACCGTTAGTGTAACCTCTGAACTTTCCATATTGCTATTGTAACGAATATACGCAAGTCTGCCATCCTTTATCTTATGTAAAGTAGTTAAATGCCCGGCGCGAGTAACGGCGAGGAAGAGTGGGGGGTTGGGTGTGGCCAAAGGGGGTGGGTAGGGGTGCCTACTTACGAAAAGTAAGCGACCCATCCTCCGTAGCTTACTTACGAAAAGTAGGTGCCCCATCTTGCGTGCGTCGCCTACATTGCGTTGCCTACTTACGAAAGGTAAGCGGAAGGCGGCGGTCGCGGCCGTCCCCAGCTGGGATGGCATGGATTGTGAAGCGTCCGCGTATCCTATCGCTGCTATAGAATGCTTCGATAGGCAATATGCTTGTAGGGTATTGTATTCCTTGCCTAGTTGTGGGATATTGATAGTGCGAGGCAGGGGACAGAAAGTCCCCCCCCAGCAAGGGAGATAGGAAATGCGCTTCAAAGTTTACGACATAGACGCAGAATGGAATCACGCACAATTCTTCACCGGCCGCGGCATTTCTTTCACTGATTGGGATGATTGCGCTACAGGTCGCGGCGCTTCCATTGTTGAAGCGCACGAGAGTGCGCAGTCCATCCTCGCGGAAATGGGCTACGACAATGTTGAGCATGCGGAACTGCCAGATTGGTATGAGGATGAGGGCTATCAGTGCGACTGCGAGGATGATGACGAATTCTGCGAGCATGGATGGTTTGTAACCATCTACGTACGCTAGTACCGCCAACTAACCGTCATCATTGACCTACCGTGTGCATAGTGCGGTATGCACACTGCAGGTATGATGCCTAGCAAACATAGGGAGACTCTAACAATGGCTATCGAATTCTCATGCGCTATCTACGTCAAGTACCTCGCGGCTACTGACACTAAGGGAGAGCGGTTCCGGATTAGTTCTGCTAGGCGTAGTAAGCCTGTCACTGTTGGCTACGACCATTCGTTGAACTATTCGGATCAGGTCATGCTTCTAGGTGTGCAATATGCGCTAGATAATGACATTAATATTCCTACGAAATGGGGACGCGATTCTGCAGACATAGCAATTCTTCTCTAGGAACGCTCACCCACTGCCATCCCGCTAGCTAGCATGCTAGTTAGCTAGCGGTAGGCAATGCGTAAGCATTAGCACACATAGGGAGACTCTAACAATGCAAGTGAAAGTTACCGCAAAGTCAGTCTATGGCGCGACTGCCTACTACCCAGCGAACGATACAGCTCGTGCTATGGCGCGAATTGCGCGAACGAAAACGCTTACGTATGACGTGCTATGCACGTTGCGTGATGCAGGATTTACCGTTGTCGTTGAACCGGTAGCAGTCCCCATTTCATACGAGCTGTAACTAACCTAGCCGCACATGGAGGAGCCTATAGACAAACTCTATACCAGCAATCAGATACTTCAATCGCGAACCGGTTGACGTTACCGCCTAGCATGCTAATGTATGCATAACAAGCGAGACAAGCGAGGGTAAGCAAGTGGAACACAAACTGCACAATTCCTATATCGTCTATGACGGGCCATCAATGATTGACGGTGCGCCCATCCTAGGCATTGCTACGTGCGTAGTGAACCTGTCAGACAATGAGAAGACGGGCGGGATGGTACAGCTCATCATCATTCCGAACAATGATGCGCCACCTAGCATGAACGTGAAGATGGGCCTAGACGTGAGCGTGTGCGGTTCGGACGATTGCGTCCACCAAATTCTAGGAACGTGCTACGTAGACGCTGCTAAGTCAGTGGACTCTACGTGGGGTGCGTATCTGCGAGGCGCTCACGCGGACTACGTCTACGCGGACGTGTTCGCAGGACGTGAAGTACGGTTCGGTGCGTATGGTGATCCGGCCGCATTGCCACTTCCTCTCATTGTGGAGATTGCAAAGGCGGCCGGTGCATGGACAGGCTATACCCATCAATGGCGGGATGAGAGGGTACAGCCGTACCGCGAGTATCTCATGGCTAGCGTTGAGCTAGCCATGGACAGGCGCGCTGCACACAAACTGCAATGGCGTCCGTTCCGGGTTGAGTTTGAGGGCATTGACCCTACGATTGACCCTGTGTTGGATGCTGCACTGCCACCAGAGATGGAGTGCCCTGCAACGCCTAATGGCCCGGTCAACAAACAAGGTAAGCACGTGCAGTGCATCAATTGCCTAGCCTGCCACGGCACCAGCACGGACGGACGCAACAAGAATCTACGGCACGTTGTCATCCGTGCTCATGGTGCCGTAGGCAAGCGCACGAAGTACTCACAGGTGTACGAAGCAATTATGAGCGCACGCGGAGAGGAGATGCTGCCTATGGTGGCTGCATAGACAACGTCAATAGGTGGTATTGAAAACATCAATCAATACCACCTAGACAACAACGGTACGTATGCTAATGTGTACATGTGCTAAGTGAATAGCACGGAAAGAGAGACAAGAGATGGATAGTACATGGTGGATGGCAGAACCGGATTGCCCTAACTGCGACGGAGTGGGCCGCGTAGTGGAGCAGAAGGATAACGGTACCTTCGTATGGTTCCTGTGCCTGTACTGCAAGCTGGAGTTCGCAGTGGACAGGGGAGAGGAGCAGCCTGACTACTAGTACCGTTCCGAACCCTACCTTCTGCCAGCAGTGCGGATGCTGGCAGATGGCAGAAGGGGAACCCTTCTAGCACTAGTCACAGGAGACGAGACAATGCCGAACACAGAACAGGTCATCATCCGATACGTGGGCACGTACTACGCTGCCATCATTGAGCGCACTCCTAAGCCTGTCATCAGGGCAGCTGTGGAAATGCCGCGCACCTACCTTCACAACCTGAAGGAAGGCAGCAGCCCTAGCATCCTGTCCTCATCCGCCTTCTGGGCTGCGAGCAACGAAGAATTGCGTTGGGCGACGCGCGTAGCAGAAGACCTGAACTGCTCAAGCTGGGAACTCATCGGAGAGGGAGGGAAGAAGGTCAAGAAGGCATAGACGTAACCGATAGTGGGTATTGAAAACATCAATCAATACCCACTTGACCCCATCGGTACGCATGCTAATGTGTACATGTACTAAGTGAATAGCGAGGCAAGCAGTGACAATCGCAGAGAAGGCAGACTTCATCGACCTTACCGGTGGCAAGTACTACCACGAGTACACCCCGGTCAACGAGTACATCATCTACAGTTACACCGTGGATGCGAACCTAGAAGAGTTCGAGGATGGCTCAGTGTTTGCCATCACGTCAGACGGGGTTATGACCTTCGATTCTTTCGAGGATGCAGTGGCAGTTCTTCTCAACGAACGCAACAGCATCATGCGAGACTAGCCCGGTTCGGAACCCTACCTTCCGGCGAGGACTACGGTCACCGCCGGGATGCAGAGGACGAACCCTCTAGCACCAGCAGGAGAAACGAGACATGGCAAATTTCGAGATCACGGTGAGCAAGACGGTCAGCATCATTGTTGACGCGCCGACGGAAGATGCTGCCAGCGAGTTCGCGGAGAACTACGTGGACGAGATCGGCAACGGCGAGTACCACGTGGACTTCGGTTCGTGGAGCATTGACGGAATCGAGAAGGCGATGCGCGGCACAGCCGTTGACGTGCTTCTTGATAAAGACGGCAACCCGATCTAGCCCGGTTCGGAACCCTACCTTCCGGCGCGGACACAGTTAGTCAGCGCCGGGTGGCAGAAGGCGAACCCTTCTAGCAAACACAGGAGACAAGCATGACCACTTACTGGAACCACGACTACAACGGCCCACGTTGGTGCTACTCCAGCTCAACCATCGGACTCTGGATGCAGCACGTCCCGAAGTCTGAAGGGCACCTGCTCATCGGGGCATCAGGCAAGAACACAGAAGACGGTGGCTTCACCTTTGATGCCATCGCTCCTCTCTCCAACGAGACTACCCGTCAACTTGGGCTGAAGCTTGTGAGTTCTGACCTTCTGACAACAGAGAGTGGCGGACATCAGGTGTTCTGGCATGAGCGGTGCAAGGATGCAGACTGCTCCGGAGATGGCTGGTACTTCGACCTTACGAACGAAGACACCGGAACCAGACACTACTCGTTCGGTTACAAGGAATACAGCCACGCACTCATCCACGCAGAGATTGCAGAAGAAGAGTGGGATGAGTTCTGCCAGAAGCACAACGACTCGTGCCCGGAGGAAGAGTAACCACCTACCCGTGCTACGTCTCTCGTCTTCAGGCACTGCCACTGAAGGCTAGAGGCTTAGCACGGTACGAGTTTGAGCAGATGCTGGAGCACGAGTCAATGATGAAACAGAGAGCCATCTGGATACTGGACGGACGGTACGGAGAAGAAGCGCAGCGCGTTGCGCGTCTCGTCCACAAGCATGTAAAGTTCAACAAGGCAGCCTTGCTGCGTAACCTAGTGGCTGCATATGAATGTGCATGCAGTCCCATCGAAGCACAGGCGGCATGGGATTCTTTGCCGCGTGAGCAACAGACAACCATCGAACGTATGCTGGCTCATGCCATCAGAAGGGACAGAAAGAATGCCTACCGAAACTATCCTCAGTGAACTCATCGAACGCCACGGGATCCGAAAGAGTTGGATTGCCGAACGCATCGGAGTGAACCGTCTCCACTTCTACTCCGTCTGCTCTGGCCAGCGCAAGCTGACCACAGACGTAGCGAAGCGGTGCGCTGATGCGATGCGACTGGACGTAGTTGAGAGAGCAGCTCTCATGTCGTGCGCTGTACCGGACGGACGGAGGAAGCACAAGGAATCGAAGACGCTTCTTGAGGTCTTCACCCGGCAGTCGGATGATGACCCGATTGTTGACTGACATGTACGACCCGGAGAAGTACACCTACCTAGAGTTCCTGCTTGACCGTGCTAAGCAGGAGTTAGTGTCCGCTGAAAGTAACCCTGACCACACAGAAATGGACATCATCCACCTGACCCGTAAGGTTGAGCGCCGCGAGAGAGAGCTTCGCGAAGCAGCGCCTAGGTTCAATGAACCAGAGTCCTTTCAGTTCATCATCGAGAAGGACGAAGCCACTGGGTACACCTTGGGGAATGACCCTGATGGTAGGTGGTGGCTGTTCTTGGAAGACTACTGGGATGACCTTTACGAGATAACGGAAGTACTAGAGACTCCGTTCAGCAGCAGAGAAGAAGCTATTGAGTGGGCTGTAAACAACGCTCACGGATAACCACAGGCGTGAGCAACGCAATAAACCCCGGCCCTTAGGCTGGGGTTTATTGCTGCTCCCAGAACCAGTTGGCAATCGTCGCAGCGTTGGCTGGAGTAGTGTTGTGTTCAAGGCACTCAACCTTCAGCCACTGTCCCCCGGTAGGGAACTCACCACGGCACGGTACGCACCAGAGAGGGGACAGTGGACGGGTTGAAGCCTGATAGGTGAGGTCGTGCTGGATGATCTGCAACTGCGCCAACAGGTAGCACAACTTACCCACACGCCGCCACTCAGACGGGTCAGGAAATGCAATATCATCCCCCGAGAACTTCCACCCCTTCTCCTTATACTTGGCCAACCCAACGCCCAACCCTTCGAGCGTCCGGTGCCACTCCGCTATCAGTTCCACGCGCTGGTCATACGCCAGTTGAACCAGCGCCTCATCAACTTTCACAGGCTGCATCTTCTTAGCCATCACAGTCTCCTTTCGTGTCCGGACTTTTTGTTTTTATCGAAAGTCCGGAAGTCCGGACACCACCTACAAAGTAGGTTTGGTGTCCGGACTTTTTGTCCGGACATTTAAGTCCGGACAATGTCCGGACATTGTTTTCTCATGTCCGGACTTTGTGGTCAAAGCGCCCTCCATCGGGCCTTGTTTGCCTCGCCTTCTCGCACCAGTTTCCCGTCCTTCTCAAGGTCAATAGCCCACCTCCGGACAGTCCTGTCTGACGCTGTATCAAAGTGCTGCATGGCCTCGAAGGGTGCGACTGACCCGCCCATCTCAATAATCCATTGCAACAGTTTGCTTGCATGGTCTTGGACCACTTCGCTGCCATGTTCCTCTTGGTCGTAAGGCTCGCACACAAGCCGTCCGTCCTGTCCGCCTACCACGTAGACAATCTGCTTAGGCAGAACACCCGGCCTGTTCTTGTGCCTCCACAGCGTGACGTGTGCGGTGCGCGTCTTGTCGAAGTCTGCTTCTCGCTCAACTAACCAAAGCACATCCGACTTCGCCTTCTTGGCGCGTGATGCTACCGAGTACTTGGTGTTGGATGCGTCCTTGGTGACATGGTCAACCAGTACCACCGCCGGTGCGTAGTCTCTGCGAGCGAGGCTCTGGGCTACGTCTAGCATCCAGCTTGTTACTTGGATACCTGAGTTTTCATCCAACCCTGCCGTGCTGAGCATGTCTGTGAGTGAATCGAATAGGCAGTACTCAGGGCGTAGTGCGTCCGCGTACTGGAGCAGCAGCGCGTACTGGCTGCTGTCCACTCCGGGGAATGGGAAGTAGTGGACGTACCTATCCACGAGGTCAGGGTCAGCGCCCAGCGCCGATAGCAAGTTTGCTATAGATGCGATGCCTGACTCCTCGTCCACAAACAGGACGTTCTTCCCTTCCTCTATAACCTGCTTCATCCACGAGAGGGCAAGGATGGTCTTCCCTGACTCAGGCTCGCCATAGGTAAGGTGGATGCGTCCACGTACAAGCACCGGTTCAATGAGCCACTGAACCTCAGGCGTACCGTTACGCATGGCTTGCCCGATGAACTGCCTACCGGTATCGAAGTCGAGCAGTTCCCCCGTCTCAGGGTCAAGGCGTGTGATGCGCTCGAACTCTATCCCCTCATGGTGGACACCCGGAGAGTACACATCCCGGCAGTTGTCCGCCGCCTTCTTCAGCGTCATGTACCCGTAGGTGTGCTCGCCTCTGTTCTCATCCCACTTCTTGCGGTAGAGGGCGCTGGCCCGGAACAGCCTGTCCATGCGCTGGATATCACGCCCACACAGGAAGGCAAGGTAGTTAGCCAACGCAAGGTCAGCGGCTGACTCGTCATGCCCGTATTCCTTAGTGCTGCCATCCACATAGAGTGCGCGTAGCTTGTGCCCCATTGAGGGCCAACCGAACGCACGTTCCAGCAGTTCCCTATCTTCCAGAGGAACCGGCTGCACCGGCAGGGGCGCTGACTCTTCCTGTTCATCAGGGAAGTGTTCGCGGTAAAGCGCGTCCACTTCCTCCTGCCGTTCGTAGATGTTCTGAGGGCCGATGCGCTTGCCTGTCATGGTGAAGTAGCGCCCACTTGAATACATCTCAAGCTTGCTGTTCTTCCGTCCACGAGGGACGCGCCCCTTCACAATCACATGCACCCCATCACCAGATGGGGAGTACTCTGCGTAGGACTTCAGGCTATCGATGATGCGCTGCGCTGCCTTACTTACCTTCCCGTCCACCACGCAGTGGTCAAGGTCAATGCCCATGTACGGGTCAGCAGGAGTGAAGACGAAGCCGATGCCAGACAGAGACTTGTCCCGCCCTACTGCATCGCATGCTTCCTCATATGTACCCCATGTGGCAGCATTAGTAGACGATGCAAGGTTGCGAGTCGAGCGAGCCTGATATGGGCGCTTGGTAGGTTTCCCGTCCTCGCTCGGCTCCAACCTGAATACCACCCACTGACGCAGTTCCCTCAGTTCTTCTGGTATCTCACTCACTACCTGCGTCAACACCGTACCCTCCCCATGCAGCGAAATCCTCTAGCAGCATCACTGCATACCGGCGGATGCGAGTACCGCTCCTGTCTACTACTACACACACAGGCAACTTGTGGGTTCCAACCGCAGCCACCCGTGCTGAGTCAACGCCAGCGCGGACAGTATCATTGATGACCCGCTGCCCACCCTTCACCTGAATAGCAAGGGACTCATGGGCCACGTCTTCAGGGCCGCCAGTATCAGCGAGGTGCCGACGCCCACCAAGGATGCGAGCGACTTCCCGCTCATCCACCTTCCCTCGCTCCTTGTTACGAGCGATACCCCTACGCACGTTCGTCATGATGCCGCTCCTGTCTGGAGTTTCATAGTTGGTTGTGAGGCGTGCTTATCAAGCCACCCCATCAGGCGTTTCCAGTTTGTCTCAGGCCCGTACTTCAAGTACGTACCATCGACTGAGTCGCAACCCATTGAAGCTGCAACAGCCAACCTCTTGTAAGAGTTGACTCTTCCCATGTGCGTCCACATTCCTCGCTGCTTAGCCAGCGAGACAATAGCCGCAGCCTCATGCCCCATCTTCCATTCTGTTGACCCACCAATAAAGATTGATGACACATCACGCCAAGGGATATCCTCTGTTCCCATCCCGTCTTGAATAACAAGGGCAAGTGGAACCCCATATGTTCCGAACCTCTCCTTGTATTCATGGAAGCGCCTCAGTGTTCCATCACCATCGAACGGGATGTCAGGGACAACCACAAACAAGCACTTCTCCCCGGCTATGGCCAAGGCTTTCTCTAGCCACCGCTCATGCTTCTTTATATCGAAGTCGCCCTTCGGGTAGCACCCATTGTCAGCAGCCCACCAGTACCCATCTGGTGGCATCTGCCCAATTTTGTAGGTAAGCATGTAGCCAACCCTATCGTCACGCATAGGAGTGATGGCCCCGCTGAGATACAACACGGAAACCTCCAATGGCAACGATTGCAAGCAGTGTCATCACTGCCTTGTAGAAGACCTGACCTTCCCAGAACTGGATGGATCCAAACGCCAACCACAGAAATAGCATTGAGTCCACAACCATACCAACCGCATTGCTCGCAGTAACAGCAAGCCACCACCTCCGGCGCAATGGTTCATAGACCAGAGCGTCAGCAGACTCAGAGAACAGGAAGGCAAGACCACTGGCAATAGCAATCTTCTCGCTTCCCCCAAACTCGTAACTCATCAGCGCCCCGATAACGATGGCTACAAGAGCCATTGTTCTGCCTGACGTTTCGCGAAGAGCATCTCGGAGACTGAACGTAAGGCCAGCCATGAACGTACCAGCGGTAACGCTGTAGAGTGGTGCGCTCACAATCCCGTAATGGGAAGTGAGAAGGTTAGCGCAGTAGATGGACGCCGCGAACAATCCGAATGCAATCACTGTCTTCAAGATTTGGTAGCCCTTTCCTTGATGTAGTCCTCCATCGCTTGACGGAGAAACGCCATGATGTCTGTCATATCAATGTGGTCAGCGTCAGGAACTAACCACTCACCAGATGTTGACTTGACCAGCGCACGGTCGTCCCATGCGTTGGCCATGATGCTTACCATTACTCGCTTACTCATTTGCCACCTCCCTGTTCTGGCTTGGCTTTACGTGCTGCTGATGTAAGGGCGATACCGATACCCATCGCAGCCTCTGGTGATAGCCCATAAACATCTGGCCCGATGCGGAGGTCTATGAACCCTCCGTTGACTGTGACTGATACTTGAATGCTCACTACCCAAACTCCGGCATCGGGTTCTCTGGTTCGAGCATTTCATTGCAGAGCGCATACCCTGCGATGTCCACCAAGTTGTCGCGCTTGCGCCGGTAACTCTCACGCGCAACCTTCATAAGGATGAGCATCATCCCTACATCGTGCGCTGCCACTGGATACCCAAGGTACGCAGACCAGAACGAAGCAATCTTCGTGAAGTCATGCTCCGGGTGTCCGTATGATGCGTTACGGTCTCCACCGACAAGGCTCTCTGCTTCACGCAACACGTTCATTAGTAATCCCTCCGCGCAGCGTCACGCCTACCGGAAGCCGCGTACTCATCGAACAGCGAACCATTACTCACGTTCCAGTCGTCCTTCCAGTAATCGCCACCGTTCTTGAACTGCTTGGTCTGCAAGCAGTGCTTGCACTTTCCGGTGCTGAGCGCACCCTTAGGCGTATCGATTACCCAGTGATGGGTACATGCCGTCACTTCTGCTCCTCCTGCTTCAGCGCCTTTCTCAATTCCTGAAGAAGTCTTACGGGAACCATCACGGTTCCCGCGTGCCCTTCGTCTGCTGCATGTGCAGCGTACTCATCCAGAGCACTAGCTGCCTTGCGTAGGTTTGTCACTGCAACCTCTCCATCATCCTCAAACCCTTTGCTGCATAGTCCTGACTGTGGGCGTCAGGGCAAGCCCTATCCCCTGACACCCACTGGCAGAACACTTCGCGAGGGGTCAGCCCCTTATAGAGTTGACTGGCAAGTGTTTTTACCACCGCTCGAATGCCAATGTCAAACGTCTCGAACTGGCCATACTCACCCTTGCAACTTCCAAGTCCCCAAGCATTACCGGCACACGCCTGACGACCGGAGCTGCTTTCAAGCACAGCCATAGCCGCAGGGATGCGCCAGTCAATACCAGCTTGGTCGCTCACAGTTAGAAGTCCTTGCGCGAATGGGATGAGTGGCGCGTCTTGTCCCCATAGACTTTGTAGACGCGCTGCTCTATCAAGTTCGATACTCGCCACCGCTCCTGCTGAAGCAGCCTCCGCGCTGCCTCGTACTCCCTCTGCAACCGGCGGTGTTCCTTCGTTACCTGTACCGCCCGGACTATCACCACTGTGGTCATCCAGACTAAGGCTCCAACCGCTAATGGTATGTTCAACTTTCAACTCCTCTTCCTGTATCCACCTTGGGCTGCTGAACGCTAGTAGGATTGCGAACAGCGCCCATATGGGACGCATCAAACAGTTACCCACCGTTTGCAGAATTGGCAGTAGTGCTTCCCGGATTTCAGTAGTTTCATCGGTTCCTTGCACTCCATGCACAGGTGTGGATTGTTCTTGTACACGTCGGGGATAGTCACGTTTGGAGGGAGACTCTTAAGCGCCACCTCTAGCTTCCTCTCGTGCGCCAACTCCATACGCTGCAACTTGTTAGCCATGCGCTCTGCGTAATGCCGGACGCAATCGGAGCAGAGCCACTCGCCTTGGCTGTTCATCTTCCATCCGCGCTCACGCAGACGGCGCTTTGTATTGTCCCAACTGCTTGACTCAATAGCGTCAGCCAAGCAGCAGCGGACGCAGGAGATAGCAGCGAACAATGAGATGCTCCCAAGTGGGAACTCGCAAACAACTTGTGCTGTCAATTTGTCTTCCATATATAGGATGGGGAGGATGGTTGCCCATCCTCCCCGTTTGACACACCAGATACTGGTGCTAGTCGTCGTCCTCCGACCAGTCAGACGGGCGCTTCTTAGCCACAGGCTTCGCCTTCTTCGCTGGCTTCACGCCAGTGATGCGCGGACGAATCTCACCCATCTTGTTAGCCTTGTTCTCCACCATGACGCGAGCTTCCATTCCCTGCCACGTGGAAGGCTTGACCTTGAAGTTTCCAGCGAGGTCAAAGCCTAGGGCTTCCATGACCTTGTACAGGTTCGACTTCTCGCTGAGGTAACCCTCAGTCATGAACTGCTCAGGCAGAGATACATACTGCCGAAGCGTGGTGCCGGGGCGCACGTCCCCGCTGGTGATTTCCCACGTGATGAAGAAATCCGTTTTGTCCTTACCCTCATTGAAGGGGTCAGGGCGAGTCTCCGGTTCGCTGATGTCCGCAATCATTGCGTCATACAGGTCATCGGGCACCTCAGGGTACTCGCTGGCTGCGCTGATCTTGACTGACTCACGTTCAAACTTGTCCCAAGACAATGCCTGTTCTCCCCGGCTTAGCCGATTTGTGGCTTCCGTCCACTCATGCAGAGCTGGTAGAAACCGCAGAATTTAGGTGAGCAATGCCACCCATTAGGATTGGCGGGGTAAACCCCTGCGTTAACAGCAGCGGATACATCCTCTGCTGCATTCCGATACCAATCAATCTGCTGTGCAGATCGGTTGGTTTCCAGCACCTCACCAGACACGTTCTTTCCTGTGTCAATGGCGCGGTAGTAGACAAAGTTAATGGGCTTATCCATCAGGTAGGCATAGGCGCTAGGCTGCATGTCAGAGTCTGCGCTTGCCTGTCCCATCCGAGACTTGCCCGTCTTCCAGTCGCATACATTACCAGCTTCGTCGATGAAGTCAAGGTAGCCGACAAAGTCGCGACCGTCCGACAAAGGTTTGTGCATCTCAACCTGCACAGCAGAAGGCTGAATGTGAGGAGAATGCTGCGCCATGTGGTAGTTCGTTAGGTTGATGGTGGAGTCAATGCCCTTGGCCATGTTGCTCCCGTCCCATTCAATCTCACTAGCCCCACCGTTGACATCAACGCGATTGCGGAAGGACTCCTCTGCAATCTCAAGGACATCCTTCACAGGCATGTCCTTTCGCGTTTCAATCTTCTGCTCAAAGTTGCGAGAGAGTCCGTCGTCCACGGCGCTACCCCTGATAAGGGCAACGCTTGGCGGACGGCGCAACTTCTCAAGGTAGGCGAACGCCCACTGGCGAGGGCAGCGCAGGAACGTGTTCACGCTGCTGTTGGAAAGGTGGTCAATCTCGTGCGGCAGCATCTGCTAGTTCCTGTTCTCCCTGAAGGTTGTCCATGCACGACTCGCACATGTTTGGCGTTACCAGTTCCACGAACTCTCGACAGCGTTCGCAGATGGCGCACTGCTTGCACCAGTTACGGTCGTGGGTGAGGCAGAAGAAATCATCTTCGTCCTCTTCTCCGTTGTAGTGCCACGGGATGTTGTCAGCCCAAGACACATCGCGTCCGTTCCTATCAACGAACGGGTCATCGAACCAAGCCATCTCATTTACCTCGCAGGTCTCGGATTGCGTAGTAGGCAGCAGTGACGACCACCGACCACAGGAACACATCGACGATGACGGTGAAGATCAAAACGTCTTACCCCAAATCTTGTAGTCCTCGACTGCCTTCCGCTTAACAGCAGCAAGCATCCGTGGATGGAACTTCTTCCACTCTTCGAGGGCTTCCTTGTAGTAGGTGCTCTTGGGGTGTTTGGCGATTTCGGTTTCCAGCATGTTGCTGAAATACCCTAGCCAGTAGTGCGGGTCTTCCCGCCACTCGAACCTCTTGTCTTCCATTGCTTCCTCTTTCTTGGCCGCAAGCGGCTTGGTGCTGAGAACAATAGGCACCCCGACACCATGTGTCAACTGTCCTGAGAAATCTTTACCTTAGTCTTCAAGCCATACCTTATAAGCAGCAGTCACCCTGCCTTTAACCGGGTCAATGAAGTGCAATCGCTGACTAGGTAGCGAGGTTGCAGCTAGGGTCACCCCGGCGTAGCGGTTGTCGGACTCGGTGCTTCCTGTCTGGTAGACGCTCCCCTCACCGTTAGCAAGACTCCACTCCGCGTGGCTGTGGTAGTGTCCGATATATACATCGCGGAAGGGCCAAGGATAGGCACCGCTTCTCCAGCGGTTGCAGTGCTGCACGATAGTAGAAGGAGAAGCGAACCCATTCCTTCCAACCTCATCTCCGTGGATGAGCAACGCTTTGTACTCGCCAATCTCTATCTCTTGGATATCGTTAGGGCAGTCCTTCCATTCAAGACGCTTCTCATCAGTAAGGAGTTGCCTCGCCAATTCGTAGCACATCCTGTCTACGTTATCTGAGCGCGGAACCTCTGCCCTCTTACTGCCTATCCGTCCGTGGTTTCCCCACTCGCTGACCACAACAACCTTCTCATACGCGGCAAGAGCAGACCGGACAACGTCCCCAATAAGTCTGGATACGTTGACATACTGCTCGAACAGAGTGGAGTCAATCTCCCAACTCTGCGCCGGGTAATTGAATAAGCCCTCTACCATATCCCCACCAAATGCCACGACGCAGGTGCGGACAGGGTGGTCTGCTCGCTGTATGTTCGTGATAGACACAGCCTTATCGCAGAAGCGCATGACCCGTTCGCGCATAACTTCAGTGTTATAACTAGCGGTCTTCTTGCTCCCCTGCCAGTCCGTCATATGCCAGAGGGCGACTTCCTCATGTTTCTTCCTGAGGTCTTTCTGCGGCGCTTGGACTGGAGGCACTGGGCCAATGGCTAGTGTTGCCTCTTTGCATGCGGTGATAGTTGCTGAGACCAACTCATCTGTTCGTTGCTTAGCAATGGCAAGCTGGCGCTGAGTGTGGGCGAGGGCGCGTCGCAACTCTTCCTCATTCTCAGATACCACATCAATCTCTGCCTTCGGAAGAGGGGCAATACCCGGTCTGATGTGGCGTCGGCGCATGTGGGAACAGATAGCGTCATCGCTGGCTACATAGCCAGCGGTATTAATCGCTCGCCGCGCTGCCTTTAGGCCATGTTCTGCATAGGCTGTCTCCGCATCTTTCCAGACAGCCTCAGGCAGAACAGAAATGGCAGCCATCTATCCCCGTTCGCGCAGCCACCGGCTAGCGAGTAGGGCAAGCGAGAACGCCCAAGCCAGTAGGAACGCAGGAACACGGTTGTCAGTTGCGTCATTCACAGCAGTGACAAACCCAGTCCAGTTATCAATCAGGAAACCAAGCGCGGTGACCGCAGTCATCACGCCAAGGTCACGAAGGAACTTACCGAGCTTACTGTTAGGCCAGAGATACTTCTTCACTGGATTACTCCTCCGGGGTGGTGCTTGTGTTCGGTAACAGTAGTGCTACCGGGGTGGTTGTTCAGGTGTCCAGCGAGCTTCTGCTGCTCAGCCGTGTAACCAGCGAGCAAACTGTTCCCGTTCTTGTTCCAATCGTTTAGGACTGCCATTGCGTTGGGGTCGTCCCCCTTGAAGCCGGTCAATGCAGCCACTACTGCATCAAGTCTAGGGTCTGCCATGTCGTTCTCCAGTTCTGCGAATGCTTTGTCGTAACGGTGAGACGGACAAGCGGTAGGCCCACCGTTCGGTGTCCACATAACCGCTACTTCATTATGCTCGAAGATGTCCACTCCGCGTGTAGCATATCCTAACTCGTTGACTAATCGGAGCCATGTAGCAATCTGAGCATCGTTGAGTGGAGTACCAGCAATGCCCTCTGATTCTACTGCCACGAACCGTGTGTTCGCTGTCTTGTTCCCACTGGCCCAGCATGATGCGCTCGTTGCGTAGTGCTGATAGAGGGTGCCATTCAGGCTGATGCTGAAATGCCAACTGGCCATCCTCTCAGGCTTCTGCAATTCAGCAAGGCTACCAGCAAGCCAGCCTTCCATGCTGTGGCAAATAATACCCTTACGCTCATTAGTTTCAGGGTAGACCTTATTCGGTGGGCCGGGTTGCTTGACTGCCCAGTCTAACCACTCATTCACAGGCTATCTCCTCAATAATCTTTTCAAGGTCGCGAATGTGAACCTGCTGTTGGAGGATTATCCCAAGCCGGTCTGCGGCTACCCCCTCCCACAAAGCATCCGCAGAACCGGACTTGGTTAGGTGGTTGGCTATCCGCTCAAGCGCCTCGTGCAACTTACCGTCCCTGTACACGAATGGAATGTTTCGAGTCTGGCCAGAGGTATCGCGGTGGACAAGAAGCAATGCGCTCATCCCATGAACCTCACAATAACCCCGGCAACGGTTCCAGCAATTGAAGCAATAGCAGTAGCTGATGCGATAAACATTCTGAGTTGGCCTTTAGTAATTGCAGCAGTGCCAGCTCCCTCGGCAATACCTTCTTCATGCGCTTGTTTGATTTCTACCATGTGTCTCCAATCTTCAAGCATGGTGATACGCCCATTGGTCTTGCGAGCTTGGTCGAGAACCTGTGAGAGGGTCATGCCCTGTGCCTTCATCTCAGCCTTCAGTTCAGACAGTGCATCAAGGAGGACTTCATGCTCACCCATTAGGCACCATTATTCGAGCGAGAGATTTCATACCAAACGTCATCGGTCTGGTCGTACAGCAGAGTGATGGTGTCCTCTGCGTTATCGAGGGTCATGTCTCCTGCGAGCTTCAAGTTGCCAGTGCCATCTTTGAGTACTACTGTCCTTGCTGAGTTGGCCGCCCGAAGCATGAGCAGTTGCCCATTGAAGGAAGGCCCGTACACATAGTCCAGATTGTCGGTAGCAGCAGCCGATTCGGTGTCTACCTTGTGGTAGGTGGAGGAGATGATTACTTCACCATTAGCAATTGTTAGCGTTGAACCATCACCGCCAAACTGGATTCCGCTGAGGATGTTTGTTGCCCAGTCGCGCGTAACAAGGTCTTGCGTTCCATTAGCGTCTTCGAGGCGAATCGTGTCCGTGGAAGTGCTATACCAGATTGAACCTTCGGAGGCGGTGTAGTCTCCGGCTTTTAGCGGAAGCAATATTGGCCCGCCGGTAAACTCAAACTGATGGAACTTGGACGAATTGGTACTTACCTTGAACATTGCAGTGTTAGTTGGGTCGTTCTGACTGGTTACAAGGCTGATGTCGGAGGTTGAGTTGTCGAGCGCGTAGACATTGAACTGCGCGAATGAGTCTTGGGAGTGAGCCGTTACCCACACAGAGGAAGAGGCTGAGTTGTAGATCTTCCCCGTAATTTCGGAGCGAACCGCTTCAGCTTCAGGGTCGTTTGAGAACTTGCTGACAAAGTAGATTGGAGCAAGTTCTTCACTGTCCGAAGACACCTGCATACCGTTGCTGTCCAACCGCATCTTCCCAGCACCAAACACCTGATTCCCGCGCCCCGTGAAAGCGTCCGCCAAGCCATTTAGCCGGTACAGATCTAACTCCGACCGCATCTCCTCCACCATCTGCCGAAGGGCAACCACCTGATTCTGGAGAACTGTCTCTTCTTCGGGACTCACAGCGCCATCTCCTTCAGGGTGTAGGCCATTCGTACCTTGGCCACCAACTTAGGACTGTTGGTAGTAGTGTTGCCCCGAGCGAAGTCAATCTTCGGCTTGATGTCGCGAGCCATATTAATAGGAGAGTCAATTGGTACGCGCAGACGGTGGATACCATTGCTAGCAATAGGAGCGCCAATCTGGATGGTTGACTCATTACCGTATCGGTCTGTCACAACAACAGAAAGAGTAACAGTTTCATTACCGCTATCGCAGCCAGCAGTTTCGATGTCAAACCACATGATGTCTTTGTACGCTTCTGGTTGGCGCTTCATCTTAGTTAGATACAGGGTTCCGCTCGATGCGTACTTGTAACTGGTGTCATCTATGAAGCGGTCAGTACGCCCTTCATCGAACCAAGCCACATCGTCATCGTATCCAACGGCGACCATTGGAAGAGTTCGACCACCCTGAGTGCCTACCCAGTAGGAGGAGTCTGACTCAATACCATCTGGCAACTTAATGATTGGGAAGAACGAGATTGGATACTTGTGCCAATCAGTTTCAAATGATGGACGAGCAGCGCATATCCACGTCTTGTCAGTCACACTGTTGTGGATAGTGAAGTAACCCCACCGCTCAGAGGAAGTGAAAGCAGAGACATAGCCCTGCAATGGGGAACCATTTTCCACAAAGATGCCCGGCCCGATGCTTCGCCCTGAGAGGTTCTTTGAAACACGAACTCCACGGTAGAGAGGGATAATCACAGAAGAGTTGAGCGCGCCCCACACCCCCATCTGGGCGCAGTGCCTAACGTCGTTATCCAACTCTTCGATGAGCGGCCTGAACTCTTGAAAGGTAGAGTCAAGGTAGTACGGGCCATTGCTTGTACCAATAAGCCACTTATCGCTATCGAGAGCAAAGCCGGTAAATTTGATTGGCTCTCCTGCGATGGTTGCTCTAACTACTGCGGCAGTGTTTGCCATCTTTGCGGTGCCAGCTAGCGTAACCATTGCGACCACGTTCTCTGCTGTGTTCGTAGACAGGTTGCGCCCAAGAATAGCAATGTCACGGTAAGCAGAAGACGAAGCAGCCTTAGCAATTATGGTTGCGTAAGTACCGCCATATGGCGCTGAGTTCACGGCATGCGTGTCCGTGTTTCCAGTGCCAACAGCAGATATGACCCTGTACGGTGTGTTCCGCATGCCGATGCTTATCTCTTCTGTACCAGCAGCGTTCCGCGTATAGAGGATACTGGTCGCTGCTTCAGCAAGTGCAGTCTCTGCGCCAGTACTTGTTAGGCTCAGAGCGGTGGTGCCGCTCTCCAACTTTATCTTGGCCCACTTCGTGCCGCGAATCGCGTAGAGGTATGGCCCATTCGCTTGCATGCTAGTAGGCGCAACCGCAAAGCCATTGGTATTGGCAGCAGTTCCACCTGCTGCTCCGCAGTCAAGCACATTAAGAAGAGGGCCAAGCATTGCTTGGCGTTCCCATCTCGTGTCTACGTTGTCAGAGTAATCAACCCCAAGTTTGCCGATGTCGCCCTGTTCCTCTGTGAGAAACGCTGGCCCCCAAGGAGTCCACTCAGCCCAGAAGACATTTTCCTCAACCATTTACCACCGCCTCGCAGGTGCAGCCAGAGGGCGAAGCAAGCCAGCAGCAGCACCGCCTACTCGCGGAGTTCCGGGTTGTGCCATATGGGCAGCGGCTACTCCATTGAATCGGGCATTCCACA